GGTGTGGACTGATCTTGCTGGCTGGTGTGGCAATAGCCACGCCAGCACTTAACCCCCCGCATCTAACAGGGGGGGAGCAAAAAACCCAAAGACCATTAGCGGGGGAGCAAAAAATCGACTGGGCGGCCTATCAGGAAAGCGAATACTTTAAAACTTTCGTGACCAATCAGCGCGGCAAGCTCATAGAAATCCCATTACGCAAAGGCCGTGAAGATGGCGCCTTAATCGACTATCTGACTTTCACTTTCAGAAGGGAAAGCCTGATTGAATATTTTAAGAATCGCATTATCGGCGATAACGAATACATCGTAGTCGCCAGCGAAATGTTACAAAAAATCTTCGGCTACGGCCTGACCAAAAAAATGCCCGGTAAAGGCAAGTTTTTCTATCAAGGCTATTACCAAGTCGGCCCCGATAACGCCCCATACGGCACCCTGCATTACGGCGGTCAGCGCGATACCGTCTTAGTCGATTTGACCGGCACCGGCTGCCAAGCCGCAAAGCCAGGCTGGGAAGTCCGCCTTTATCAATTTTTGCAGGTGGCCATTAACGCCCGTATTACCCGTTGCGATGTCGCCCATGATTTTTTCAATGGCGAATACACCCCGGAACAAGGCATTTCCGATCATGCAAAAGGTTTGTACGACAACCATAACATTCGCCCCAAAATCGAACGCCGCGGCACAGCGTGGATGAATGAGGACAACACCGGCAAAACCCTCTACATAGGCCGCAAAGGCTCTTCCAAGCTGCTGCGAATCTATGAAAAAGGCAAAAAGTTCGGCGATGAAAACAGCCCGTGGGTTCGTTTCGAAGTCGAGTTCAGAAAACACGATTGCCTGATACCCATAGATATTTTGTTGTATCCCGGGCAATACCTGACCGGCGCATTTCCGATTGGTGAGCAACTATTTACCACTCCGGCCAGCCGCATAGAAACCAAAACCCAAACAGTGAACCTGTCCTTTGACCAAAAAGAATTTCACGCAAAAAACCAAGTAGGCCGCTTCGTTCGTTTCCTAGTCGATATAGGGCTACCTGATAAAGAAATCGTTAAAAGATTGTGCGGCGAAGAAAACAAATATCCGAAAGGTTTAGATCCTTCCGAATACGATTGCGAAGCCATCAAAACTTATTACCTGCATGACGAAGGCTTCAAACCATTGGATATAGACCAATTCAAAATGACTTTGGATAACTATCTTTTAGATGATGCTTATGAAGATAGATTGAGCAATGCCCATAGAGTCGCAGAAGCATTAGTAAATCAGCAAGACTACGAACACTTTTTCATTCAAGAAAGGAATTAACAAATGGATTTCAGCAAATTACAACAGCCCCTTTTCGAACGCGCCATCATCATGGGCGTAACCCGTTTTAAAGGCGAAATTGACGGCAGCGAAATTGATTCATGCACCGTTTTCCGTGCCGCCCCCTTCAATGATGCCAGCGGCAATGCAATGGGTCTTGGCCTGGCTAAAGTTCGTTTCGGCAGCAGCAGCAATTTTGACCGTTTTGCCGGTCTGACCTTCCCTTGTGAGCTGGAAATTCAGCTTGCCCGCGTAACCAACGGCAGCGGCAAAGAAACCGTCGTTATGAAAGATTTCCGACCGGTTGCCGAAGCCAAAAAATAGAAAGGCGTAAGCCATGGAAGAACGCTACATCGTGCAGGATTTGGACACCTTCGAATTCCTGTACCCGGAAAGAACGGGCGGAATAGGTTTAACGCCCTATCTTAAGTTGGCCGGGCATTTCTCAACCCGTGCTGATGCAATGGAAGCCGGAATAGACGAACTCGGTTCAGAGTTTGCAGTTTTCGCCTTCTTCGTACCGCAAGAATCGCACAAAGAAACCAAGCAGTAAACGGGCTTTCTGTCGTTGCCGGGCGGCCAGCGACATTAAACCTTTGAGAAGCCGCCCACCAATTTATGTGAAAGCAGAAATGTTAACCGGTATTGCACACATTATAGTTCCGCTGGTTAGGGAGCAGGGATTCATTGAGCTGATTCAATATATGGGAGTCATGTTGGGAGTGATTTTTCTTTTTCTTGTTTTGAACCATTAACGTTATCCGGTAAGTAACTGAAAAATCTTTCACGATCCATTAATTTTTCGAGAGGAGTAAAAATGCCATTTTATAGTTATGAAGAATTTGAAGAAGCCGTTGGAGAAATCGACGATGATGAAATGGTAGATGATTTCCATACTTGGGAAGAGCTTCAGGAAGAGTATCCGGATGGCGTATTTGACGAAGATGCCGAATTTATCCCGTTCTGATTGTTTTTAAGAAATTAACGCTATCCGGGCGGCGTTAATCAAGTCAATGCCCGATTTAAAAACTTGTTTTAAAGGAAAACATCATGTTGAAACATAAAGCAACAGCCCTGGCCGTTATGGCCTCCGCCTTTATCGCTACTAACGCTTCCGCTGGTGCGGTAGCTGACGCAGTAACTGCCGCTACTGGCGATTTCAAAGCTGATTTGGCTTCCGTTGGCGGTATTGCTGTAGGTCTCGGCCTGATCGGTATCGCCTTCATTGCCGGTATCCGTTTGATCAAACGCGCGGTGTAAAGAGTAAAGGCGGGCATCATGGAAGGCTATTTGGCAGGAGGTCAATGCTTCGGCTCTGTGCAGGAAGCGTCCGATTACAAAATGTCTCAAGTGGTGCCCGCCATTACCGCGGATGGAAGTTTAAAAACGCCCGTTTATCAAAACGGCAAGTGGTATTACGGTTCGCAGGAAGTCAAGCTCACTTTCCCGCCGTGCGATCCGGTCGCCTACGTTACAGATGGCGCCTTAGTCGCTTCAGTCGCCATATCAGTTGCCGCTTTCGCCTTTGTTATCCGTTGGACAATTCGCGTATTCCGTCATACCAATGAAAATCCCGAAAAATGAGCGATCCGAACAAAATTCAGCCGCCTAAGAAAGGCATTGAAATGGTTAAAGGCGGGGGCTATCCCGCTAAAGCCGTTTCTACCAGCGTTCAGCAACATACCGCACCCATTCAAACCGATATGTATTTAATCGGTGCGGAAGCGGTCAAATGGGCACTGATTGGGCTGGCTTTCTACGCTGCCTTGCGCTTGTTTAGAAGCGCCATCATGGATGCATTTGGCTTTAGAAAAAGCCGGAAGGAAGCTAAAGAAGCAGAAGCGTTGAATGAAAACGGATTGGAAAATTTGGATGAAGATCCAATGAGTGATGCCGAACAAGCTGCGTATGTTTCTGATGGCGAATCATTGGATGCATTTGAAGGTCTGGACGGAGAAGAACCGCCGGACAATATGCCGGACAGCCCCGAAGAAGATACGGGTTTGCAATACGATTTAGATCAGCACAATCAGGAAGTTTATGACAACTCCCCGCAATGGTATCGGGATTTAGTCGATTCCGGCCAGTTTGACGAAGAACCGGAACCAGTAGGGCCGCCGACAAGGGAAGAAATGGCCATTAACTTGATTAGCTATGACGGTGCTCGTGAAATGCAGGATGAAGATTGGGAATATGTCCAAGTAATTGCCGAAAGATTGGAAACGGAATCGCCTGAAGAAATAGAAGAACATTTAATCAATCTTGATTTGGGAATTGAGGAACTGCCAGACGAACCGGAAGATATTTTGGAAAGTGAAGAGGAAAACTAATGCCACCTGAAATCTACTTTCTAGCCGGTTTTGCCGTGGTTATCCCCGCCGTCATCATGTTTTTGTAAAACTGCGGTCAATGTTTAAACTCAAAGGTAAACAGCAATGATTTCACTGATTACGGGTCTGCCCGGCATGGGCAAAACCTCCCTAATGGTCTATATGCTGCTCAATCGCAAAGATTTGCAGAATAGGCCGGTCTATGTTGACGGCATACCGGAATTACAAGTCAAACATGAAGAAGTACCCGAAGGCGAAAGCATGGAAACATGGCACCAATGGGCGCCGGATGGTTCCATACTCGTCATTGACGAAGCACAGAGGGTCTTTCGTCCGCGCCCTGCGGGGGCGAAAGTACCCGACTATGTACAGGCTCTTGAAACGCATCGCCATAAGGGCATTGATATCTTTGTGCTCACGCAACATCCGCGGTTGATTGACGTTCACCTTAGAAGTTTGATTGGTGAGCACCGTAACATCAGCCGCACCATGCTCGGCCTGCGCCGTGTCTCCTACTGGCAGCGTTGCGCCAATCCCGAAGCCCGGGCAGATGTGGCTGAAGCCAAAAACAGCATATTCATGCCGAAAAAAAGCGTGTTCGGTATGTACAAATCAGCCAGCGAACACACCAAGCTTAAAGGCTCGGTCAGCGCGTGGATTTACACTATCCCCGTTGCTATCGTCATAGTCGGCTATCTTATGTCCTACGTTTGGGCAAGCTATCAGCGCAAAATCCATCCCGAACAAGCCCAACCGCAACAGACACAGCCTTATCAACAGCAGCCACAAAACTACCAGCAACAGGCAGGCGGCCAGTATCAACCAGCGGGCAGCTATGCCGATCCG